CGGACCAAGCCAGCCTTCAGCGGACCAACCCCAATGTACAACACAAGGATAGACGAATGCCGTCAAAAAGAATGAATAACCCAGATAGGCGATGAACTTTGTGCGTTCAGCGACAGATCCAGAAACAATAGTAGCGGCAGCGGCTGAGAAAGCCCACTGAAACAAATAGAATGCGACATCACCTGGCGAAGAAATGTTCTTCATTGCAAAATTACCAGAGCCGATGAAAGAATTGGGTTTGTGACCATCGGTCTTGCCAAAGGCAAAACCGTAGCCGAAAAGGAACCAAGCGATGGCACCAACACACGCGTCGAGTACATTTTTGATAAGAATATTTTTAGTGTTTTTTGTTCGTACCGACCCAGCACACAACATCGCAAAGCCAGCTTGCATCAAAAAGACAAGGTAAGCAGAGTTGAGGAGGAATTGAGCGTTGGAAGCGACTTCATGTCCTTGCACTTGAGCAGAGAGCGTTTGAAGATCCATCACGGTTTTCTAAGTTCCCCTCGTTTCTTTTCCTTATCTAAATTAAATGTGGACCTCTTGGTGGCCATTTAACAAAATAAAGATCGCTTCATCAAAGTCTATGAGCTACCTATGGGGAGAATAATCTAATCCCATACTATATGGCCACATACGCCCAACCCACTTGTGAATATGTCTACAAAGTCTCCTCCCTTGAAAAGGTTGTCGACGGTGACACAATTGATGTGACCCTCGACTTGGGCTTTGATGTCTGTACGCGTCAACGGGTGCGTCTCCTTGGCATTGACACCCCAGAATCCAGAACATCCGACAAAGAAGAAAAAGTGTACGGCCTCCTCTCAAAGAAGAAACTCAAGGAGTGGTGCCTCAAAGCTGTGGAATCTGAGAAGGATGATATCGAGATCGAACTCAGATGCCCGGAACGGGACTCGCGCGGTAAATTTGGGCGCATCTTGGCGGAAGTGTGGGTTTCCGAAGATGGAAAGTGGACCAATGTCAACAAGTGGATGTGTGACAACGCGTATGCCGTGCCATACTCTGGTCAGAATAAGAAGGATGTTGAGGCTCTTCACATGATGAACCGAACTAAGTTGAAAGTTAGGGGTCAAGTTTAAAAAAAATGTGGACCAATTATAAATGCTGCGAGCCGCTATTCCAGCCTTGGCTATAACAGCGACAAGTGCAGTGTGTCCGAATTTAAAAGATTCGGGTGCTGCAGTTCCATTGAGACCACCCGGGTGGGTCTTTGCCGTCGTATGGCCAATTCTCTATGCGACCACTGGATATGCATGGTATCTCAGTAAGGAGGATTTCCTCTTTTCTCTCGTGGTGGGTCTCTGTTGTGCATGGCTTGTCGTCTATTCGTGTAACAAGGATAAGCGAAACGCAGCCACTATCATTGTCGCGGCTGCAATCGCAAGTTGGTACACGGCGAGACGAAATAAGTTGGTCGTACCTCTCGCAGTCTGGCTCACTTTTGCCTCTTACCTCAATATTTATGAAGTATATGGATACTTGTGAACCCACAAGTTACAAATCCACTTTTCCCCATTCTTTACAGGGCAACCCCCATGTAAAGCTTTGGATGTCATGAGCTCGTAGTTGTCGAGTGTATGGAAGAAGAGACCATCACCGGCTCTCATTTTGTATTTCTTGCCTATTTTTGGAAACTCTGTCTCACCACCCCCATAGTCATCGTTAAGGGCCAGTATTACAGTGTACATTCGTTTATTAGCTTCCGTATCACTGAATGCATCTTGATGGGGTTTGTAGTGACCCCCAGGTTTGTATCGAAGAACTTGAAGCTTTTCACAATTATTCATTGGTCTATCGGTGAGTTTGAGGCAACGCCGCACGACGTTGTGTACAACTGGATCGTCCAGGTCTAACCACGCGGTTTCACTGTCTCGAACTTTTTTATCAACAACAGCATTTTTAGCCACAGTGGAGACTGCTAATTTCTTTTTAGCTTCCTTTATGATATGTTTCCGTTCTTCTGGTGACACAAGGTCCTCCACAACCTTGGGTTCTTCGTAGGTTGGTATGAGGTACAGTACCAAAAATATGAGAGCCAAGAGAAGGATCATCTTACCATTAAAAAAGATTAATAATTGGTGGGGTCACACAATTGTATCTCTTCTGAATGGTCTTGATAACACCATTGGCGTATTCGACTAACTTTGTGGCTATGTCCACAATTTCATCCACCCTATCCTGGTCAAGGACGTACTGCCTAAGCAAATCTCCACCTGTGTCCACAACCATTCTGTAGATGTTTACAATGTCTCTGTATCGCTCCCTCTGTTTGTCTCTCCTTTGAAGTTCCTTCTTGAACGCCTTTTCTTCGAGTTCATTGAGCATGTAGGCGACACGAAGGTACTGATTGTTATCATCGTATATGTCACCGTATCTGTATATGAGTTCTCTGTCGAGATTACTGAGTACAGTGGCAAATCGTAGTATGTCATCAGAGGCATTCACTTGCCGCAGTTCCCTGAATGTGGGGACCCCGCCACAGGGAATATCGGCGTGCTCTCTACCAGAGATCCTTCCCCTCTTCAACTCCATATAGTGTGGATTGTGAATGCGACCAGTCTCAATCTGACCAGTTCTCCAATCAAAGGCCGTGTGACAATCTGGACACCACATTTGAGCGCACCCCGAAAGCTTCTGTATCATCGTTCCACATTTGGGACAGGGCTTTGTATCTTTCTTGAGGAGTTTCATAGTCTTGACAGCGTCTGGGTCGCACATGTGCCCTTCGCCAACCTCTTCGTTACAGTGCTCACAAAAGTGACGGTCACAGAGACCACAGAACCAATCTTCATTCATGAACCCTTTACATTCCTCGGTGGGACACTTGCGTACAAACTTTTTGGGTGGTTCACCCACGACGAGCTCACCTCCGTGTCTGAGGCGTTCCAACTCTCTGTAACTCTCCTCCATGTCCTCCCTAAGATCCAGGATGTCTTGGGGTATAGGGGTATTCAATGTGACTGGGACATATATTCCATGTTTGTTGTGAAGTTCTATGAGACGCTTCCTTTGTTCATTAATGATGAAGTGAATCTTTCGCATAGCCTTAATTCTCTCGACCTCTGACTGGGTTTCGGGCATGCGAGCCTTTTCCCTATCAAAGAGGATCGTTTCACGGTGACGACGGAGTTCGGTGTTCCGAAAATAGCGCGTACACCACGTGTCCACGTACTCACGGTTCCAGGCATTCTTACAACCCATACAGTGTGGGTCATCTGAGATGGAGAGCAAGTACCTCTGTGAACACGCACGACAGCTCTGTAAATCACAGAAGGGGCATTCAACCTTTTTGTGATTTATTTTGTTGAACTTTTCACAACATACATCACAATTTTCCATTAGATATCTATAACTTTAAGTCTTTAAATTGTAGATCCAGGAAAAAATAATTTTCTGGGTCTATTTTAATAAAAATGTCTCAACGACTTGGAATGGCTGATGGCCGATGCTTTACTTTACACTCTTCAGCCCAGCTCACAAATAATTACATTATGAAGAAGAACGGTATTACCTTTGAAGATAACTACAGCTACCGTCAACTTCTCCAAAAACAAGGACCAGAACTTCTCAGCGGGGTGAAGGAACAATCTCGCGATCGCTGCGACCAATGTGATGGATACACCAACATGTCTAAGATTTACTGAGCTAAATTTCTATAAAAACTTTAGAACCATACTCTAGAATGTCACAATGTGCCATATGTCTCAATGAGGTAAGGTCGACGAGGACCAATCCTCCGATCCGTTGTGGACATATGTTTCATTCCCACTGTCTAGAGGAATGGAAAGGTAAAGGTAAGAACACATGCCCCTTATGTAGAAAAGTGTTTGACGTTTCACAGTTTAAAGTTACAGTCACGGTCCAGAACAATTACACAGCGCAGTCCAACACTGTGTCATTGGAGAGTGGAGCCATTTTCAATATAATGGATATATTTGATATGTCTTTTGATGTTGATAATACGGTAGATCTAGAGAGTCTTCTTTCTGACCTTGGGATGAGTCTTTCCGACCTTGATGCCCTTATCCTTGACGCAGAATGAGCTACAGTAGCGTTCGTAGTTTAGCCCAGGATAGTTCCTATCCGCCTTACGAGGGTCTTTAATGGCCTTGCCAGATGCATCAACCAGAAGCGGACCGGTGGCCCATCCACGCTTGTGACTGAAGACATTGGCACGGAACACGATCCTTTTATTTGGTGCAAAGTTACCAGCACGCTTCACACGGGAAAGTGGTACTTTGAAAAACTTGGCTACAGACTCTTGTGTGTCTCCAGGTTTTACGCGATACTCCACAACACCGTGTTGTACATAGAAGTGGAAGTCTCCTTGACGAATGTAGTTTGTTGGTCTCCCAGGACAGACAAACATCATGACTTTGTAGTACCCCTTCTTACACTTTTCATTAGCCTTCACACGATAGATCTTTCCAGGGTTGTCAGACAGGACCCGTTTTGGGAGACCTGTACAGTGTGTATAGTTGTGATTACGGTTAGAGAGACCAGAACGATCACCTGGAATTGACTTTTGCCACCTGTAAGCTTCATAGTCACCAACGGCATAGGCGTAGCAGTTATTGTTGCCTATACCAGTGGACGTCCCCCAACGTCGGTTGGTGAACTTTCTTTCAGAACCACTCAGAGGAAGGTCCTTCTTCATTTGTAGTTTGTACAGAAAAAAATATAACTAATTAGTAAAATGCAGGTCATCGAACGTGTCGCCAAGTCTCAAACCAAGTCGGACATGATCACCGAAATTCTCCTCTTCATTCTCAATATTCTCATCGCGACATTTGTTCTCAGATATGCGTGGAATCGCTCCCTCGTCAAGCACATCACTGTCCTCAAGCCAATTTCTACCATGCTTGATGCCTTCATTCTTACCCTTTCCCTCAGCATTGTTCGGGCTTAAATATTTTCACAAAATCCAATAATTCATTATTGATAAGTTGAAACAGTCAACTTATGAGTAATAGAGTATTTAGATTTCACTGTAACCCACAATCTTTTCGCCATTTGGGCTCACAATGGTTGGGAAGGCTTCCATACCCGGGCAACCTTCTTTTTCACAGTCCACGAATCGGTGTGGCTTACCATTTTTCTTCATGTAGTCCAATTGCTTACGGGTCCAGCCACATCCCATGGTTCCGTAAACAGTCCACTGGGATCCGTCTGACACTGTGACGGACGCGGACACTCGCACGAGACGAAAGATAACAAAGAGAGCGATGGCGACGAGGACAATCGTTAGGAGAGATGGTCGGCGCATTATTGTATACTATATCTCACATATTTTTTATGAACTTGCACATTTGTTCCTTGGTCAATTTTGGATCCAACTTGAACATTTTGACTAATTCTTCCTTCTTGTAGAGACGACACTTTCGCCTGTCAATCTTGAGGTCACCATTCTTGTTGATGAAGACTTTGGGTCCTGGCTTAATTCTCTTTTCAATCTCTTGAACTTGTTGCTTCACAGTGGGACTACGCTTGGCGAGCGCGATACCAGGTCTCTTTGGTGGGCGGGCCTTCTTTGCAGCTTCCTTTTCGAGAACAGCCTTGGCGCGACGAATGGCGCTCGCGGTTTTGACCTTAGGCTTGGCCGTGGGCTTTGGTTTGGGTGTCGCGACAGTCTTTTTGGGCGTCGTGATCTTTCGAAGAACGCTAACTTTCTTCTTTGATTGAAGGAATGGGTGGTTCAAGATGTCGTCAAAAGTGGGCAGACCCCGATGCTCCACTGGGCGAAGACGACGCTGTACAACCGCATAGGACTCATATCTCAAGTATCTAGGTGTAAACAAATCTCCTATAAACTTCTTAACCAGACGATTTTTGGTGACATTGTAAATGATACTGAGAATATAGTGTGCATCATACATGTAGTGTGACCCCGAATAAATACCAGCATTTTTGAATTCACCTTCTAAGACGTTTGGATTTTTAATACCTTCGATCGTCGCCATACCAAAATCAATTATGATTGGTTTGTCACCCTTTAACACAAGGACATTATTCCAGTGAAGGTCATGATGTCTAAACTTCGGATACTTTTCATGAATCCTCTTCAAGTTTCCAATGAGTCGCGATATCAACACACGATACTCATCGGTTGAATGATACTTCTTTAACCACGCTGAAAGTGGTTCACCTTCAATGTACTCGAAATAAAGAACGTCTTCGTTATTACATGATTTAAAGTGGTACATACGAGGCACACCCATACCTTTCAATTTCTCCGCGATACGATATTCCATTCGCGCGGAAGGTTCACGCGTGACCTTCACAGCAATTTGTGTTTTGCACAAATCATCGAGACAGCCATAGAAAACGGCACCGAACTCACCCTGTCCAAGCTTTCGGAGGTTCTTTCCTTTTTCAATTTTAAGACCCTTATTCGAGAAAAGTTCTTTTGGGTTGCACGCCTTCTTCCCACGCAAATATTTCTTGAGTTCTTCACCGACCGCGTTCTTCTGAGCGTCGGTCTTGGCATTGTTGGCGATGTGGATAAGGTTTGCAAGCTTTACCATACTTATTACAAACTAAGAAAAGTTTTTAGTGACTCTGGCCAATTCTCAGTTTCACCATATTCTTCATACATTTGTTCGACTATCTTCTCTTTTCCCAAATATCCCTTGATGTAGTTCAAAATCTCGATGTTTTCATTTGCCACTGCACCAAGCAGTGCCGGCTGCGCGTACAAGTCCATGACTTCCTCGGACGCATCGAGATTAAATACTGTACAGCATGTATTCATGAAAACCTCAAACATTTCAGTCGCAGCCTCATTGTCTTTGTGTGACGCAATCCAGTATGTCATGTAATCTTCGTATTCGATCGAACAATCCTCACATCTCGATTCAATTTCATAAATGATTTGATGCTCGTTGGCTCGAAGAGCTTCGGCGTCACCGTACTTGATGGCTCGTGCTGCTTCCATTTTGAATTACTTTTAACATCACGGTGTCCGACTTAGGTAAAGTTTTCGTCATACCACTTCGAAACCTCTGGGGCATCAACATCATAAAGCAGTCTCTCCAAGTATATTTCATCTACATGGGACATTGCATGCTCAAGGAGTTTTATGTTTTGACTTTCAACAGAACCGCGCATGAGGGGCTGACCCATAACTTTCATTATCTCGGTCCAATGGTACGGAGACATTTCGTCACAGGCGCGTTTGAAAGTTTGAAAAAGAAGGCGGCCCTTGGCATGATCTTTATGGGCACCAATGTGGTACACGAGGTACTCGCCAGTCTCATTTTGCATTTCGTAGTCAACACATTCAATGATTCCTTTACCCTTTGTAAGAAGACCATCGGCGTCCCCATCTTCTATGAGTTTCAAAAGTTCTTTGTAAATTACCCCGTGATACATTTTGTCACAAAACTTTATTAGTGAAAAGTCACTTAGGGGGAAGGCAAACCTGAGGAGGGAAAGCATTTGTTCTTAACTTTTCATGAGATTTTTGTGATTCTCATCAAGAGTGATTTTTTATTTTGATTACAATGTGTATTTATTCTTCATCTACTTCCTCGTCAATTTCAATGTCCTCGTCAACTTCACCAGCTTCTGGGAGATCGACACCTTGGAAGGCGAAAGATGGAAGCTTTGAGGATTGCTCAAGGAGAGTTTGTTGGAGACGGATCGTGACACCAAACTTATTGTCAATGAACCAAATGGAGCTGAGATCAACAATGGCCATGACCTTTTGACCCTTCTCGACACTGTCGAGTGGGACAGCTTCCCGTTGCATACTGTACGCTTCAGGAACAAAAGAGCCATCTGGCTTCGTGGCAATCTTGAGCTTCACAGTTGAAGGGTATGGCTCCTTACCAGGGCGCACCATTGGCTTGTAGAGAGCTTCGCGCAAAACTGCGACATTGAACTCTTTGCCAAGCCATTCCTTGGAGTTCTCGGCAACCGTGTTGACAATGATTTCATCAAGTTCCTTCAACTTGTCATGAAATTCCATCGCTTCAGCGTTATCAGTATCAAAGCTGAGGTCAAGAGAATAAGTAGTGCGTCCAGTGCCCTCGTCAGTGAACGCACTGAGACCATACGGCGAGCGCATGAAGGGGAGTTGAAGGTACAATTTTTTGTTGTCGCCACCGTTGAGGTAGACGGTTTTACCGCCATTCTTGTTCTTACGAAGTTTTGAAAAGCCAACCGAAGCTGGGGAGAAGTC